AGCGTCCTCTGGAAGTCTCCCCATTAGAGGAGGCAACCGAGAGTGATAGCTGTAGAACTAGTCCACCCACATAACTACCGATCAAATCCCTTTGAAAGAAGGGAAGCGAAAGGCAGATATGACCATGCCATTTTGACCTTGCGGTCACGGATGGCAATCCGATCAGAAGAGTCAGATAGGAGCCGTGCCATAAGGCGCGGATACCCGTCTAACTGCCAAGCCCTATTGCTCTGAAATTCAATAGGACATCTGAACTCCACTCTTTGATACCCTTTGTTCCACCGGAGGGGCATTGCAGAATCAACTGCAGACACCCAGCCAAGTAGGACATTGAAAGTATCAAGCGGAAATCTCTCCCTAGCAAAGAAATCGGGATAAAGGTCCTGGCAATCGCCAGTTCCAGAATCCTGGAAGACCGAGCTAAGATGATATTCCTGCGCGCTTCTAAGGCCTCTTCCTTTTCTAATCTGGAACTCGCTAATGCGGGAAACCGGATCGGAATTAGAAGCTGCTCTATAGCACTGAATGGATACCGTGCAAGTGGGATAGATTTCTCTACACCACTGTGCGATAAGTTCAGCTGTATTGAAAAGACCACGGAGAAAGAATTTTCTCTGAAGTCCGCACAATACAGGGTAGTCTCGGATGTTAAGGTCGGCTTCATAATTATATCTCCTGTTACGAATTATTGTAACATCAGATTGATCAAACCACTCACTACCACAAGATTCCCTGAAAGGAGTCTGGCGGCATGTCTTTGACATGTTGACAGAACACCCAACGGAGGATAGAGTGGAAATGAGGGTCGAGACGCAGTCTTCGGGAGCGATTATATCGTCGCCGAAAACACAAATCTCTGAAGCCAACTCACGCACGCTACCAGAGAAAGGAGCAAACTTACGACCATACGGACGTAGGTGAGGTTTCCTCTCATGGCGCGGTCGCACTAGCATCAATGAGGCCATGGAAATGGCCCAAAATACTAGGGTCTCCACTGGGAAGCAAACTGCTGAACCCATAGGAGCAAATGCAACAAGCTTGATTAAACGATTATCACGGTGTTTATCACCATGATAAAACATATAATCAGACCTAGTTGACATCAGCTGTCTGCGAAGTAGAGGTACATCCGAAAGGAGATACCAAACTAGGCAGGCTGAAACGGTATCAGAAGCATTGGAAAGATCCAATGTGCTATGACCGATACCAAACGATTCCCGAGCGCGCCTCTGATTAAGGGATTGATCCCTTAACCGAATAGAACGCGAAAGAATAGGATGGTTGTCAATGTATTGCATTAACGACCGCATCTGACCCTGCTGAAGGTACTGCGTAGCAGCACTTTCGGCGGATATCAGGCGTGGACCTTTAAAGTCCTTCGGAACCAGACAACACTTAGTAAAGGAATGTCTACGCAAGTAGACACCCTTTCCTCGTTGCAGACTGGCGCCGATCGAGTGAGTGCCATATACTAGATATGGATAATATCTCTCAGCCCGCAAGGGCCAAGAGTCAAAAATCCAACGTTCAGCGCGGTCGCGCCCCTCCCAAACTATACCAGGTCCATGACCAGGTACAATGGAGGAGAGGTCGCAACGACGCAGAACCCTTCCTAAGAGCCATTTGGCCCTTAGAAGAACAGGATGATCAGTCGGGACTCTAACCTTGCGGAGAGAGTCTTGACGTTTCTGAAAATCCTGAACAGTCCTTTTCTTCATATCCGAGGTGGGCTCATAAATAAGCTTTCCATCGAAAAGAAGAAACTGACGAAGGAAGTATATAGACTTAACACAAGGCTCTATGAGAAGAATGCCATCATCACCGAATATCATACGGAAAACCGTATGACAAAGGATAGGAAGGCATGTGTTCCGCTTCACGGCGAAGTTAGCGATCGGAAGAAACCGACCACTTACTAAGCCCTGATCAAGGGCTTTTCCCAATAGGGGAAGAGTCACCTTGACAAAGCTAGTACCTTCCTTAGATAGTCTTTCAGCTATCGTAGAAAGGTCTTTATCGTGAAAGGGTACTCCAGCACAGAGTCCATCTTCGACAATCGAATGATGGAGTGCGAGGTATCGCGCTTGGAACGATTTAAGGTCTCCCAAAAGGGTTCCCTCCAAGTTCCTATGCTCGAAGATCCTCAAAGATGTCACTCACTACCATTCAAGGCATCGAATGCCGTACCTATGGTTAAGGTACACAACCCACATCGCTGATTAGGCGATGGAGGGATTGAACGGTCCGGTTACATTGAAGTCACCCTCAGGGGTGGCCCCATTGAACAGAGCTGTAACATTCGCGGTCTTGTTGAAGTAGGAAGTGAATTGCGCCACCAGGTCTTTGACCATGGCAAGCGTAAATTCACCGCTACGCGGAATCGACATCACCATTGAAAGACTACCGACCAAATACTGGTCGGTAGTACTTTCGACGATCGCCTTTTGAAGGACGATCTGGTGACGGTCGGTACCTTTAGCACCAGCCGGACGCAGAAAGTGCTGAATGCGGAGAGTCGCCGGGGAAACTAATCCCGACGATTGATCCGCGTACACATTCTGCGCGCCGTTCTGGGACTGCAGCGTATAAGTGACATCCGTAGTCCCATCGGACTTGGTGAGGATGATCGAGGCCATAGGAAACTCCTTTGAGTGCATACTCGGTTGTTATCCGAGCAGTACTTAATTGTGGAAACGGTCCACTCCGGACTTATCCGTAAAGCTGGTAAATTAATTCACCAGATGTTACGGCGTGGAAGGAACCGAGTGTTGATAAATCAACAACACCCGATGTCTCAGGAATCTGATTGTAGCGCTCATATGACACTATGGATACAGATCCAAGCGTCATAGGATTGACCGGATTTGTGATTCTGCAAGCTAAGGAGGGGATATAACCTGGATTCATCATAAGACGAATCCGGGTTTCCTCTCTCTTAGAAGCACACACATTCCGGATGCCGGCGAAGGGACCACCCGTACGGAGACGCGTATAGTAATCTATACGTTCTTTCGCATTGGTGAACCAATCGACGACGAATGAGTAAGGGATTAACTCCCAGGCGAGCCCGATTATATGATCAATACCAAAGTATTGAAGATAAGCGGACCACGTATCATTCCAATCAAGATCAGGCCGAACCCTACCCCAGGCAGAAATCGTACCAGTGGTTCTTTTGAAATCACATAAGGTAAAATACTGCGTCGGAGTAGTGGGCCCTAAGAGCCCTGGCATGGTATTAGTGCTACTAGCAAGAATTTCTTGCTTAACCCTAATCGGAACCCAAGAATTGCTATGCTGTCTAAGGAATGCCATACGATCGCGCACTTTAGAGTGTGCGGATATGGTATCCTTAATGTCAGAAATAGCTGGATGTATGCCGAACTTATACATAAGATCAGCATTGACACCCTTCTTGAGTATTTTCCGATACGATTTGGATAACTGGCCTAGCGTGAGTTGAGGTACGTACTTGCTATGAACGAATTCCTTCACAATATGTGAAAGATTTACGATCGCCTTGGATGGATTGAGAATTAACTTGAGCGAGTCAACAAAGATCTCGTTCTCCTTAATATCCTCACCTCCCAAGAAAGCAGAATGTACAAACTCAGTACTAGACTGGTTAAAAGAGTCCATTAGGGCGAACCAGTCAATCTTGGGGTAATTACCAGCAGTATACGCAGGAATCCATCCCGCGTAAGACTCAAAGTCATTGCCACCATAGACTGCCCGATAGGCACCGTAATTGGGACAATTAATCGTATAAGTGTCGGTACGGCTTCCAGAAGACGTGCCAGCAACGACCACAAAAGAGTCAGGCTGTGCCTCAAAAGCATAGTCAACTTTAGTGTGGACGCAAGGCTGAACAGGTCTATTAAGAAGGCGACCCAGGGCTAGTGGTGAACCGGGAGCGAAATCCGGATATAACTTCGGATAACGAATCCTCTTCCACATACCAGTCACTGGGTCGATCTTCACCTCTGGACGCGAAACCGCAGTAACATCCATGATAGTACTAGATTGCTCCGTACTATCAAAATTAACCTGCTGGATTCCTGTAACTGTGAAGTTAGGGAGTCCAGTACGGATGATATCATGCCTCGTACTTACGTACGAATGCGTGTGGATTTTACGGGTACGTGACCGAGTGCGCACGGGTTATCCTTTCCTGTTAACAGTGATACGCAAAAGATGCTTTAACCACCTAGGAACCTTACGGAACCGAGATGGAAAAAAGAACGTATATAGTAGCAATAATATACAACAACTTAAGCAAAAGCTCAAGGAATTGAATAATTAAGGCGACCATATGCTCATCCTTTGCGTATATTACTGAAGGCGTGGGACCTTACTAGGGGTC